GTCATGAATGGACTTGGCCTTGCCGATCAGGTCGCTACGGGCCTGTACGCGCTGGTCCAGCGCTGCGTCGCTGAGAACCTGCCCCTTCAGCGAATCGATTTCGGCGTCGCGCTTGGCGATGTCGGCGTCCTTGGCCGCGATCACCGTCTGGTAGTTGGCGTCAGCGGCGCCTGCCGCCGTCTGCGCATCCTTCAGCTGCTGCTGCAGCTTGCCGATGGCCTGGGCGCCGGCGTCGTTGGTGACGACGGACAGCCCATCGACCAAGATGGTCTTGTCGCTCATGTGGTTCTCCTGCGGTTGTGGATGGGCGCTTGGATCCGGTGCACCGGGGGTGCGCCCATCCCCGATGCGAAACTGAGAACCGGCCCGGCCGTACTTGACCAGGGCGAGGTGGTTGTTGCGGATGTTTCGCTGGACCGCGTCGTACGGCTCGCCCTCGGGCGTTACGCCGTCCGTCCAATCGATCTCCGAGGAGTAGCCCTGCGACAGCTCACGCTTGCCGCCCTCGTAGTCCGCAATCGCGTCCTGGTCCATAAGGACCAGCGGGACACGGACGCGGTTTTTGTCGTGCACCACCTCGTCGCCGGTCTGGCCGACGGCGTACTTTTTCCAGTTCTGCGCGTTCACCTGCTCCGGCGGGTGGTCGTTGGTCATCGGCCGGTGCGCGAAGCTGCGAAGCGTTGCATCGGAGAAGACCTCTTCCGGCGGGCGGTAGAGCCGCACGTTCAAGAGGTCGGGGCGGCCCAGCTCCTCGCCCAAGTAGGTCTGGATGCCTGTGCGCGCCACAAAGGCATCGGCCACGAGGTAGCCGTCCGCAGTGCGGCGAACAGCCGACACCGGGACATGGTCAGTCAGATACATGGGTCAGTCCTCTCGGATCTCTTCGAAGATTTCCGGGCCCAGCACGATGCGGCCGCGGTACGGCTCGACCTTGGCGAGATCGATGGACGCCTTGGTCAGGCTGATGTGCGGGGTGAATTCGGGGTAGTCGTGCGAGCCTCCGGCGCGGACGATGCTCTCGTGGCGCCAGGAAAGCTGCGACGACGCGAACAGGATCACCGCCGACATGCCGCCCAACGGCTCGACCGCGCGCGGTCCACCCTCCGGGATCACCAGCCGGTCCGTGCCATCGTGGCCCCAGTCGTTCGCATTGCCGGCCTTGATCCAGTCGAAGGCCTGCCGCGAGTAGGCCACCGTAACGTGCAGGTCTTCGGCTAGGTCGGTGATGCCCTGCTCGTTCGCCCACGCGGCAATCTCGGCGCTGTTCAACACCTTGCGGCTGACGTACAGCGAGCGCGGAGCAGCATCACCCAATTCAGAGGCGCGTGCCGGCGCCTCCGCACCGTCCTCGCCTTGGCCATCATCGGCAGGCGCCGTCGCCGCGTATTCCTGCATTTCAGCTTCAAGGCCCGGCGCAACACCGGACTCGGTGAGCATGTTCACCGCCACGACCGACATCACGTCCTCGGGGATCAGGCGCGTGTCGGCGATGGTCTTGATCGTGTCGGCAGTGGTCTTGCCGATATCGGCCCGTTCCTTGTCCGTGGTTTGCCACAGGCTGCGCCAGTTGTAGAACACCTCCTTTGGCCGACTGCCCAACGCGGACCGGATGAGGCACTCATCGAGCACCTGCAGCGCAGGTGCCAGCACCAGCTCCTGGCCGGAGCTGATTCGGTCGTAGTAGTTCCGAAGGTCGCTTTCGCCGCTGGCGTTCATGCCGCCCGGCGACTGCCCCAGCAGGCGGGTCATCGGGATGTCGGATGCGCCGGACGTCAACTGCATGAAGGCCATCATCACGTCGGTGAGCCCCCCGAACTGCGCCTGCTTCTGCTCGTAGTCTTCCTCCGCATCCAGCAGCAGCGCGCCATTGATGCCCTTGGCCATCATGGCCAGCTGCATGCGCTTCAGCATCTGCTCTTCATAGTCCGGATCAGACAGCATCGACATGAAGTTCGGGATCTTGATCACGTCGACCTTCGCCTCGAACACCAGCGAAGCGATGTTGCCGGCGGTGCTGTCGGCGTCCTTGATGGCCTTGCTGATCGCCAGCAGCACCGAATCGCCCCAACCGTCGCCGGTATCCAGCTCGGGATCCGGCTTCGTGGCGCCTTGCAGGAGGACCAGGCGCGATGGGTGGATCCGGAGCTGACCGGCCGTGCCGCTGCTCAGGTTGTAGTAGGCCGGCCGGCCGTAGCCCGGCGACTCCGGGTCACGGTCCAGCTCACCCGCCTGCAGCACGCGCTTGGACAGCACGTTGATGTGCTTGATGCCACCCTTGCCGACCGATTCGGGCTTCAGGGGCTTCATCGGGTCGGCCTGGCCGGTACCGATGTAGAGCGCGGCGCCGCCGGCGAGGCGCGCACGGATCAGCGCCTCGAGCATCTTCTGTTGCAGGCCCAGGCGCTTCTCTTCCGCCTCGATTGCGCTGATCTGCGCCTGGTCGGCGCTCCAGCCGCGCCACTTACGGCAGCTGTCCATCGCCGGAATATCGATCACCTTCCGCGCCAGCCACGTGCCGCGGTAGGCGTTGGATGCCTCTGCGTCGGACAGCGATGGCAGCCCGTAGAAAGTGGCCGCCGCCTTGTCGCGAGGCGTGCCCAAGTTGGCCACCAGATTGACCAGCCCGTCTTTGATTTGTGCGAGCTTGCCCATCAGAGCGCGTTCCCGAGGTTGTAGGTGCTGCCGGCAACGAGCTCGGCGAATGCGCCGGAGAGCCCGTCCACCTGGTCATCGTGTTTGGCGTTGGGGAACTCGGCGATCTCGTCCAAGAACGCCGCCACCCATGGGCCATTCACCAGCTTGATGTTCCCGGCCTCGGCCTGAGCCTCGACCGGAGTTGCCCGGACCTCCTTGGATCCGGATTCCAGCACCGCCTTGACGTCCCACCCCGCCAGCAGCTTCACCTGGTGCGCGGCGTTGCTCTTGCCGGCGGCACCGGGGTCCTGCGGGATGCGCACCTTGATGGCCTTGCCATCCTGCAGCGCTGTGTTCTTCAGCATCCGCTCCACGCCGGCGGGCGACACCTGGTCGCGTACGACATCGAGCACGTAGTAAGTGCCGGCGGCCTCTCCCAGCAGCAGACCGACGGTGTAGTCCGGATCGCTGCTGGTTTTCTCCTTCGGGTCGGTGGCGGCGAAATCCCATCGACGAACCTTACGCGCCGACGCGATCGCCGGCGCTGCCTCCACCACCTCGAACCATTCCCGCTTTAACCGGCCACCGTCGCGCGGCGTCGGCCGCTGCTGGTACTGGCCGGCGTATGCATAGCTGCCTTTCGCGCGCTTTAGTCTGTCGACCTCGGCGCGCGGGAAGCGCTCCGGGAACAGCAGCTCGCCGTCCTCCGTGCGCGGGTCCTGGAAGAACAGCTCCCCGTCGACATACGTACGGCACGGGCCGCCCGACTTCTTGCCGTCCTTGTCGACCCGCTCCGCCTCGAACTCCATCGGCAGGTTGAGGTGCACGAAGCCCAGGTCCAGCTCCATGGCCACCGCTGCAACATCCTGCTGGTGCAGGCGCTGCATGATGATGACCATGGCCGACGATGTGATGTCGTTGAGTCGGTCGGTGATGCCCTCGCGGAAGATGCGGACCGCCGTCTTTCGCTCAGCATCGCTCTCGGCCGTCTCGGTCGAATGCGGGTCGTCCACCTTCACCCGGTCGCCGCGGCCACCGGTCATAGAGCTGAAGGGGCGAGCCTCGCTGAAGCCGTTCCCAGTGTTCTCGAACTTGCCCTTGGCGTTCTGGTCGCCGCGCAACTTCATCGGCCAGGCGGCCTGGTACTGGTCGCTCTCGATGAGGCGCCGCAGCTTCAGGTTGTCACGCAGCACGTTGGGCTGGCTGTAGGAGGTGGCCAGCATCTGCAGGTCGGGACGGCCAACCGGCCCCCATTCCCACGCAGTCCAGAACACCATCAGCAGCGACTTCATCATGCCCGGGGGCACGGTCATCAGCAGGAACTGGATGCGGCCCTCGGTGACCGCCTCAAGGTGCCTGCACATCGCCCGCAGAGCCCACCCGAACTTCAGCGGCCTAACCGGCTCCAGCACGTGCCAGTGCTCGAGGATGAAGCCCTCTAGCGACTGCGACCGCGCTCGGATGCCCTCAACGTTTTCGGCGATGCGCGCCCGCTCTCGCTCAGTCGCCCGCCTCGCCCGCTCCGCCCGGATCTCCGCCAGCGTCGGCAAGCGGACCGAGGATCTGTTCAAGGCGGTCGAGTTCTTCATCCGAGATGTTGGTCAGGTCGTAGGTGCCGATCGCGCCCGAGTGGCGGTGCTTCTCCACCAGCAGGCCGGCCAACTTCCCCTTGCCCATCGTGGCGGTTACGGCCGCGCTGGCCTGTTTCTCCTTCAGCGCCAGCTTCCTGGCCTGCTCCAGCTCCGCCATCAGGCTATCGACGGTCACCTCGGCCTTCTTGGCCACCTTCTGCTGGCCGGCGCGCACAGCGGCCATCACTCGCGGATCCGTAAGCAGCCGCGAACCTTGCTGCTTGGCGGTCCTCTCGCTGTATCCGGTGCGGATTGCCGCCTGGGTGCCGTTGTGGTCCTTGAGGTACTCCTGGACAAACCGCTGTTGCTTGGGGGTCAGCGGCGGCGGGCGGGCGGGTGTGGTCGTGGCCATAGTCGAAGGCGGAAATTCTGCAAGTGGAACGAGAGTGGGGCCTCGTCGACGATGCCCCCGTCCGCGGAAATCGCGGACGTGGACGGTGGAGTTTGGAGGTGGAAATGTTCACCCCCCGAAACATTGGTTTTTTTCGAAACACACTGGACTGGCAAACCCAACAGGAGACGCAACACCCGTGGATATCAATATCAGCCCCGAGTTCATCCACCTGACCACCATCCTGGTGCTCGCAATCACGGGCTTGGTTGAAGCATTCAACCGCCGGCCGCCCAGGAGGTGATCAGCCGAAGAACCCCCCCCAGTACAGCAGACCCAGCACAGCCGCTGCTGCGATGAACGTGCTCACGGCGTTGTGCCGGGCCGGCCTCTTCGTCTCACCGTGTCGGCCCAGCTCCACGCCCAGGCCGATGATGGTGAGCACCAGGTATATGGCCTGCGGCCAGCCAATGTTCATGGCATCACCTCGGAACGATCTGCAGCGACGACGGCCTGGCAGGCGCGGAGCTGGTCGTCGGCGTCGCGGCCGGCTCGAACAACAGCCCCCGCAAAGTCTGCTCGGCGCTGGGCGGCCGCATCACGTTCGACGGCGGCGGCGGCAGCGTCGGACAGACGCCGGGTTTCGCAGCCTGCCCACCCGTCGCGCAGCCGGAGGTCACCAGCACGCACGTCAGCCACAACAGCATCAGCGACGGCCGGGGCCGCTGCACGGTCTTCTTCATGCTTCACTCCGATGGCGGCCAGTTTGTCGGCCTGGGTGTGTTCGGTGGCGCGGGTCTGGTTGACCTGCTCGACCACCGCGGCGCTGGCGCTGGACTGCTGCCGGGCTTCGACGCCCTCGGCGCGATCACCGCGCCATGCCCAGCCAGCGCCGAATGCAGCTGCAGACCAGACGATGAAGGCCAGCACCGCGATGGCTGCCCGGTTCATCCGGTCACCATGTGCAGCCAGGGTTTGATCAGGCCCCACAGCAGCGGCACCAGCCAATAGAGGATGCCCACCAAGGCTGCGCCGGCAAGCATCGCCAACACGATGCCCGCAGCGAACATGTTTCCGAGTCCGTCGTACATATCAGGCTCCCGACCCTCTGCGGGTCATACCGAAGAAGTAGCCGATCACCATGCCGGTGGCGTTGTTCAAGCCACCGATCAACTGGCTGAATGAATCCTTGTTCTGCTCGGGGATCACCACCGCGCTCAGGACGGCCATGGCCATGCCGAGCATGAAGAGGACCATCACAGCGATCCCTACCCGGGCGGCGCCGATGTTTCGGGTTGCGAAGGTCATGCGGCACCTGCCAGTGCGTGGATTTCCCGCAGCGCCCAGTGGTACAGCGGCTGGTCGATCACCGTTACCCGGGTTATCTCCTTGCCGCGCACCAGGCGCACCACCACCTCCGTGGATTGCTGGATGGCCAGCAGCACGAAGGCGATCTTCTGTTTAGTCGCGTCCGGCTCCTGCATCACAGCCAGGGCGTCGCCAACCATTTCCCGCACGTTGGCCAACATCTCTGCCGTCGGCCTGCCACTGCGGTTGTCGAGCACCAACAGCACGCCCTGCAGTTGGCTGATCGGCGACAGCTTCGCCGGCTTCTTCTTCGCCGCGGTCATGCAATGCCGAACAGCTTCTT